ATCTGGTCTCATTCTTGATATAGGTACGTTCAAGCATTGATATAATTTGTTTTGGAAATATTGAATGTCTTCGATCTGACCGAGGTTTTGACCGCCTTCGAGTGTAGTAATCTCTGTGCCTTTACCCCCTTCTCTTCTTGGCATCCAGAAGTCTTCCATCATGGATAGATGCTTCTTGTCGTCTCTTATCTCACCGGTTGCTGCATCGTAGACAACTTTATTTCGATACTTGTTCATAATATCATTGACATATTGTTCAGCTTTAAGCTTAGGTAAGTTACCTACGTCAATGTAAAATATTCTACGTTCAGGAGCTCTTGAAACACGATAGATAACTAACGCGTCTTCAATCATCTTCAACTGATTTACTGGCTTGATGGCTTTATGTAGGTAACCCAACATTGAGTTACTATTTGCATCAATTAAACCAGAAGGACAGTAAATAACTGAGTCTAAACTAAGTTTTACGCCCTGACTTGTATTCTCGTTAATACCTTTGTCATTATAGATATAGTATTCTTCTATAGCCTTAACAACATCAATACCTTTATCGTTCTTACCTTTTTTGATATTCTTAATACGACGGATCTTGCGTGGATCTACGTATCGTAATTCTTGAATACCATTCTTAAGGTTTGTCTCATCTAATAAGATATGATAGTAAAGTCTTCCATCCACATACCATGAACGGAAAATATCATGACCCTTAGTACCAAACTTATATAACTTAAGAATATTATCAAATTCATCAGCAATTAATTTCTTAATTGATGTAGAAACCTTAACGTCGTCTAATACGACTTCTACAGATTTCTCATCAGAATTTGCTGTAATAGCTTCATTGACGATATCCTCAATAGCATTATCACAGTCGCCATATTGAGATACTTCTCTATAGCGTCTGATTAAATCATTTTCATTCTTAATAACGCCCTCAAGGTCAACGGTCATGCCATAGTAGGCAGCTGCTGAACCAAGGGTCGATACTAGCGTGGAACCATCATCAGAAGAGGGAGTAACAACTTCACTCCCTGTTCTTTTTAATTCCTTCTTCTTAATCTCAAACCCGAAAATTTCCATTATAAACCTCTCATATTATAATTTATTCCCAACCCAGATTAAACTGGTAATGGGAATGTACCTATTGGAGTGTTAACTGAAGCATTAACGCCAAACGCGCTAGCACCAGTAGTTGTATCACTTGTCCAGTAGTTGTAATTAAATTCAACATCAAATATTTCGATTTGGTTGTTTGAATCGTAGTCAACAGTGATTGCACCAATCGTTGTTGGATAAGCATCATGGAACTTGTAAGTTTTTACTGTAGCTCCATTACGATCCAACTGATTTACCAATAAGTCTACTTGGTAATCACGTGGGTTAGTACGACCATTTGTTTGAGCGTTGTTCATAACACCGTCTGACCATCTTTCCATTGCGTTTCTGATTGCAAATGTTGTATCATTGTAAACAGAAATTGTCCATGGAGCAAATGATCTTTCACCAGCAAAGTTAACTTGACGACCACGATATAGGATCTGTACATTTTCTACTGTTGAAGCCGGCAATTGAGCTGACTTACAGAGAAATTGTGCATTTAAACCTACAGCTGCGCCAATTCCAACGTATGCAGGGAATGTTAAGTCAACACGAAACTGATTAGGACGTGCGCCGCCACCAATCAGTTGTGCTTTAAAATCGCTAATGTTTGCCATATTTTATCCTTTTTAATCCTCTTTATTATTTATATGTTACGCGCCAATTTCACTGAAGTTAACTGCTGTTCTTGCTGCAACAAAGTTAAGCGTAATGAAGTTAATGGAACGAGCTGGTTTAATAAAGATATCGGCAACAAACTCATTGCGGTCGATAACTTCGCCTGTATTGTTTGTATCATCGCATTTAACACGGAATTCTGTGATACCACGACGACCTTGTACATCTCTTAAGAATGGTTCTACCAAGTTCTTAAATTGAGCTCTTGTGAATGAATCATTGAACTCAAATAATTGATACTTAGCAGCAACTGCAATTGCTTTCTCAAGAACGATAAACAATCTGCGAACATTGATACGATCGAATGCGCTTGGTTTAGATAAGAGTGTCTTATCACCAAAGAGAACTGTGCCTTCACCAGGGAAGTTAACAACTGGGTTAACGCCTGCTTTGTAAAGGTTATCTCTTTCAGTTTTACCTGGGTTAACCGCAAGTTTAACAACATTCTTAACTTGACCGCGATTTAAACCGCCTGGAGACCACCATGGATCGTTTGTATAGTCTGTACGAGCGCAAAGACCTGCAACGTCACCATTTAATGGAATATATCTATATTTGTCATTATATCTGTCGTATTGATACTTGTAACCTGTATCAAGAGCAGCATATGATGTACTTGGTAATGCATTTCTATATGTTGTGATAGCAGTTACAGCATCTGAACCAGAACCTGTAATAACATCACCAGAAGAGTTATTTTCTGGAGAAATGAATACAACACAATCTTTACGTGTTTCTGCAACGTTGTTGATAACATATGTAGCAACTGTTGAAGAAGCTTTACCAAGCGGAATTAATGAAACATCATATAATTCTGCATTAGCAAATATTGACCATGCTGTTTGTAATTGACCATCTGTAGCTGTAAGATCATCAACACCACCTGATAGAGATGATGTTAAAGCTGCTGTAAGATCTTTAAAACCTTTACCTGCAGCAGTTAGACCCCAATTTACACCAGATGTACCTGTACCATTAACTGATGTAGAAAGAGCTGTAGGATGATCCATCCACCAGATATATCTAGATTGACTGTTAACTACGTCTTTGTAGTAATTATTAGTACCATCTGTCTTTTTAGCATCAGAAGCTTTAGATGCATAAGCAAATTTTTCTAAGACTGTACCAGGAATACCTGTCCATAAACCATCTTCGTCAACAACAACGATATGAACTTCGTCATTTGAACCACCAACACCAGCAGCATAAGCTGAAGTAGTTGGTTTTGAATCAAATTGATCAGCATAAGCCCATGTTGTAAATGTTGTTTGGTCAGCAACAGAAACTTTTAATGAGTTACCTAATGTACCTGGATATTTAGCAGCCCATTCACCAACAACACCTTCACCAGCATTGTATGAAGTTGTATAAACGTCTTGATTGTTGATTTTAACACCGCTAGTTGTAATGATTGCTGTTGCAACAGCATCTGTACCTGGACCAGTAGCAATAGTTACTGAAGGAGCAGATGTATAACCTGTACCTGGATTGGTAATTATAATATCGCTAACTGCGCCACTTGTAAGTACTGCAGTTGCTGTAGCTTGAATACCACCAGTAACGTTTGGAGCACCAAGTGTAACTGCAGGAGCTGTAACATATGAGTCACCTGGAACTGAAATTGTAAAACCTGTAACTGTACCAGTTTGTGTTACTACAGCGTTTCTATGATTTTGTGTATCAACGCGTGCTACTAATAAGTTATTTGTGTATGCAAGGAAATTTGCAGCTGTAAAGAATGATTGTGCATTTGAATCTTCTGGTTTACCAAAACGTTCAACCAAATTAGTTTCAGATGTAATTGTAACAGGATCTAGAACGGGACCCCATGTAAACACTCCAGCAAAAGCACCTGCAGATGTTGATACTGCTGGAACAATGGCTGAAAAGTCTTTCTCGACTACCGCAACTCCTGGAGATAATTGGAACGGCATTTTTATGATTCTCCTTAAATTATGATTTTTATGATATAACTAGAGTCACCTCTATACATTTATTTATACTAACTAAAAATTCAATAGAACCTCTTCGTTAGGTGTCTCTCTTCCATCATTATAAAACCCGAATGGGGTTAACTCATCCTCGATAGACTTAATTTGTTTCTCATACATGATCTGTCTAAGATTGACGTCATTAAGATCCTTAAAGTAAGGATTTGTAGTTAACCAACTAAATAGTACTAAAGTCATAACCAAATCATCATGATAACCCTCATCGGCAGCATAAGAACCCTTCTGCTCGATAAAGGTTGAGATCTCGGCTATAGTGTCGATATCCTGTACTAGCAGTTTACCCTCTTCTACTAAAGCCTTAAAGTTCATACATCCAACTCGCTTAACTTTCTTATCTGTGTTAACTCCAAGCTGAGCTTTACCTCCACCGAAGCCACCAGAAACTACTTGTCCATCATTTGATCTATTGACGAATAGGATATTCTCGTATTCCATCTCAGAATAAAGGATAGACGAAACTTGCTCAGAGGAATTAACCTCCATTAAAACGTATGCTTCATTATATTCTTTACCGATCTTGTATATCACTGATGGATATAACATCGGACTGATCTTATTGTCTCTATATTTTGCTACTTGTTTATATGGTACTTCAGTAATATCTATGATCGAGAATGATGAATAGTCTCCACCAACCCCCTTTGCAGTATCAGCAACTAGTACATAGTTATGACCCTTCACAGGTTCTTCAAAGACATCTAGTCCATCTTTACTATGTATAACTCTTGCTGGACTCATCTTGGCGATCACATCAGCTCTGACTAACGTTAAGCTAGAACCTAAGAATGTACAAAGAACTTCTTGGTTAAACTTAACTTCTCCAAGTTGTCTCTTTTGTTCTTCTGCCCACTTATCATCTCTACCTGGAATCTTCCAGTATGGAATAAACAATGGAATAAAGTCATTACGTTTATTCTCAGCGTCATTCCAAAATCTCCAGAAGTGATTATAACCTAATGGAGTAGATGATAACAAGATCTTGGTTGTTTCACCAGCAGAGATCGTTGGGTATACTGAGGTGAAGAAGTCTTCAGCAACATTATTAGGTATGATCGCAGTTTCGTCAACGTACAGCATGTTAACAGATTTACCGCGGATACCAGATGCAGACGTTGCGGCTGTAAATACTTTACTATTATTCTCTAATTCAATATCACCTTTGTTCCATGTCGTTACGCCTTGTTGTAACCACAGTGGAAGGTTCTCATACATTAATTGGTACCTGTATAACACCTCACGGGCGGCGGTGGCTTTGTTTGCCAAGATTGCGACGGTTTTACTATCTTGAAATAGGGTATACCATAGAATGTACGCAGCTGAAGTCGTCGTTTTACCTTGTTGACGACCTTCCATAAGAATGACTTTTCTGTTTTCATGGATAATCTTTACCTTCTCAATTTGACAATCATATAACTTAAATGGAACTAGACCATGGTCTAGAGAAATGATCTTGCAGTAGTTATTTATGAAGTAGATTGGATCACTTTTACACTTGACCCATTCCGTTACTTGTTCTTCAGTAAACGGTATCTTTACTCCTGCGGCTTTTAACTGACTATTTGCATTATATACTTGAGCCATGGCTTAAAACTGCGCTTCCCAATTTTCTGTAGGATCTGATGATGGAGTAGCTCCAGCCTGAGCTGTATATTTTTGACCAGGAATAGATGTATTAGCCATTGATTTAAGAATAACACCTTGGCTTGTAACTGGTCCGTAGATATTTGTCTTTAATGTAAAGTTAAGTGTATGAACTACGAATCGTCTTTCTTGGAAAGAACCATCATAGTTATCTTCTATCGTTACACTATTAAGAATAACTGGAATGTCTTGAATGATCTCCATCTCAGGAACAGCATGAACTGACAGATTATATTCAGGAGCAAATGTAGGTAGAAT